AACATTAACGGGAAAATAACATCTATTCTAACGAGTGTGCCGGGTGCAGAGAAGGAGATTGAAGCTCTTTTCTATAATAAAAATCAAGCAAGCAGATTGTATGAAGAGAAAATAAAGAGACAAGAGAATAAAAAAATAGAAAAAGAATACGAGGAAAACAAAAAGTATGAGCCGCATAAAGCCATTACGGTGGTTGGCAATGTAACAACGGTTAACGGGTTAGACGGTTTTCATTCAGGAAAAATAGACCGCGTTAGCAAAAAGAATTATGCGAGAGGGCATAGTTACAACTACTAGACAAAAAAGCTGGGAGGCAAAGAACGTTTATTTATTCTAGCATTCCAGCGACTCTCTTATCTTGAATGGTTGCAATTAGATAAAAATTAGTGTATTTTCTAAAAATAGAATATTTAAGGCGGTGAGTCTCCGATTAATTAATTAGCCTTGCAAGATAATTAATACGTTGCAGCAAATTGGGTGCATGACTCACGCGCCTTAAGTGTTTTATCAATATCAACCGTTATCCCATCAATTTAAAATCACTTGCCTATGCTACCATATAGGCTCATCAATTTAAACAAGCCACAAAGTCACGCAGATACAAAAAAGCCCTATTTAAAGGGCTTAACTGGTGGAAAAGCTCTATATATAAGTCTTAATTGATGGATAGCCTGTTTATCTTTTCTTTTCTGTTGTAATTGTGCCAATTATTGCAGTGACAAAAATAGTTATCCAAAAAAAAGTTAGAAAAGGTATTGCTTGTATAAATTGTATGAAAGTCATTTTAAAATACCTTCAACATAAATTATTGTGAACTCATTTTTATCATCCCATGATTTCCATTCTGCGGCATCCAAAGCGATGGCTTCGGCTTCTGCCACAGATTCAGCTCTAATATATTGCTCATACAGAATGCTTTGCTGTGCCCATACTCTATAAATTGTCATTTTGCGCCTTCTTACATTCTATTATTTCAATTATATTAAATGGTTGTAATTGCATAGCCTGTTTAATTATCAAGGCTTGTTTAAATGTTTTCGCAGTCTTAAAAACTGGAAAAGGTGAAACCAATGAGCCGTACCCAATAATGCTATAATGTTTCATTTTAAGCCCCAAACCTTTCTAATATTGTTTAAAAATCTATCCGCATCAATCTTTGTGGTTTCATAATACTCAGAGAATCGCTCAACCGTTAAAAAATTATTACGCCAGTCAAAGTAAATTGTTTCGGCTTCTTTGGTGTTCGGATGAATTCTTGCTAATTTATGTTTCATTGTAATATCTCCATTGTAGTTAATCGTATGTATAAACTTTTTAAATCAGTCATTAAACGTTTTTGTAAAACCTTCCAGAATCTAGCAGAAAAATTCCATCCAAAATTAAATCACCTTCATCATCTAATTCTATTGATTTTCTTTCAATCTCAATCACCTTAAAAGACTTAAATTCTTCAGTTGCCGTAAAAACACTTTTTTCACTTTCAATGTAACCGTCGCATCCATTCCAAACTATATTAGTCATAGTAATTTCTCCATTGTGTTGTTTTTCGTATGGCTAAAGATAGCCCAATAAAGCCCTCGTTAGAAGGCTTTAGTAGATGATTAAGACAGAGAACTGATCACGATTTTATTATAGGCGGGAATTAAATTTACGCTTTGGTCGCAGAAAAGAGCAAATTTTCGCGGAGATACTTTTATTACTTCCCAAGTATCTGAGCCACAACAGACGGCCATATCAATGGTGTCTTTTTTTGTGCCGATGAATTTCGCTGAGTCTAAATAATTGTAATATGATTGCATAATAATTTCTCCATTGTAGTTAATTGTATTGGCTTAAGCAGCCCAATAAGACCCGTTTAAACAGGCCTTGTCAGATGATTAATATCCTAGCCAGTTATATAAATTAATGTCAGTAACGTCAATCCATTCAAATCTACCTATACCAGAATCGGATGAGAAGCAGAACGCCATGAGCAAGTTGTCTTGCATCTTGTATGTAACGTGGTGACTTGAAAGAATTGTTTTGCGTTGTTCGATTGTCATGATAATAATTCCTATATAGTGGTTTAAATTGTGTATTCCCGATGGAATAACTGCACCTTAACACGGCATTAAAATCCAAGTCAAGCATTATTTTCATTTATTTTCAATTATTTTCATTTAACTGCTAAAATATATATATGACAGCATTCAAAATACCAAGTAAACCAAGCATAAACCTCAAAGACAAGAAGCCAGATGCAAGGCGCTTCAGTGTCATACCATTAAGAGCCATGCACGACAAAAGGCTTACAAGAGGGGATATTATCAACCTCATAGCCTTGTGCTCATACTGTTCACCTAACGGTTTCACTTTCGTAGCACATAGCACAATAGCAAAGCTACGTGGTGTAAGCACACCTAACGTTTCAAGAACACTTAAGAAATTAGAAAGATTAGGATACTTTGAACAAGTCAGGAAAGGTTATTCGGCTTTACGTGGCAGTTTAAAGAGAGTTATATACGATGAAGAAATAGATTTAATAACTCAAGAATCAAATTCAGGTATATCAATAGAATCGATCATTAATCGAGAGGGAGAACATATGAAGCGAGCAGCAAAGAAAGAAGCAACAAAGGCAAGAGATATCAATCAGACTGATAGCAATACAGGAATAACATTTGAAGAGGCTCTACTAGTCGTATCTCAACATATAAAGACTGACTCCGACTTATTAAAGCTAGAACATCTAATCACCATTGGATCAAAGGAATCAGAAGTGATTGAAGCTTTCAAGAATATATATAGTATATAGTATTGTGGATAATACTGTGATTATCCTGTGATTATCCTGTGATTATCTTGTGATTATCTTGTGATTATCTTGTGATTCTAATGTGGATAACACTGTTGATAACTATGTGGATAACTATGTGATTATGTTGTGGATAAAGAGGCATACCTTGCCCCCCCACCCCTGCGGCTTGCTCCTAGGGGACCTGAAGCAATTTTTCGTTACTTTTTTTGACTGTATAGAGATTGACTGGTGGAAAGTTTATTGGATGCCAGATTATCTTTTTAGTAACTGGTATTTGTTTTGGGGGTTTATTCGTCATTTTGATAGTGTATAGAACCTAACCCGAATAAAAAAAGATTTATTTGGAAAACACCCTAAGGTGGCTACTCTCGTTTATCTAAGTTAAGGCTTATCATTTATGCCTCTGGCAGTTCGCAGTCCCGATGTACTTACTAGATACTTACTAGCTTTAAAGGAGAACTCTACCATTCACTATGTTTATCTGCATCTGTCGTAGCTACATTTGCAAGGGTTGGGTAATGGCCCCGTATTAGTTATTATACACACCTATTGCATTCTTGCAAGAACTTATGTTAGACTACGCTATACTTTAGATATAAGGATAATATAATGATTAACATAATTACAATAATTTTTGCTGTTATTGGTGTGGTGGCTGTTGTTCTTTCTTTAGGCATGCTAGTAGCCTTTAAAATGAAGGGTGTGTCTTATGTGACTCACATATACTTGATTAAACGCCAATACCAAACAGTAGATGATTTAAAGGGAGAAGACTATGGCTGCTAGTGATTACAAGAGTTTTTTAGTAAGATTAACCCCTAAGACTAGAGCTTTGTTAGATGCTGCTCATGTAGATAAAGAAATGCCTCGCGCACATATTATCAATCAAGCATTAAAAGTTTATTTAAAAGAATACAATAGGTTCGACCTTAATGCCAAACTTGATGCTCTTAACGTATGATACTTACCTTACCTTATCCACCGTCAGTAAATACTTACTGGAGAGCAAATGGAAAACGACGTTTTATTTCAAAAGCTGGTATGGCTTTTAAAGAGGCTGTGCAAGTATATGTCATTGACAACAAAATTCCTAAACTTGGCATTGCTAGGCTTCGCATGGACATTGTTATATGCCCTCGTAGCCGTAGGATTTTTGATATTGATAATCTGCTTAAGGCTATTCTGGATGCCCTCATGGATGCTGGCGTATATGAAGACGATTCGCAAGTAGATGATTTACATATTGTCCGTGGCAAAGCCTGTAAGGGTGGGGCTGCTATTGTAGTGATAGAGGAAATAAATGAATGAGCAAATGTACTCCGTAACTTACACAAGCGAAAAAGATGGCAAGGATTACTCATTCGCGCTATTCGGAACGGAAGTTGAAGCCAATCAACACGCTTATAACTTGAATGGTGAATATGGATTATTGCTTGGGATTGTAACTTTGCCTAAAGACTTTTTTATTGATCAACCAGCGAAGGTGGAGTTGGAATGAGCGAACTAATTGAAGCAACAAGTAGAACAGTCAAGACAATGGCTGATGGAACGCTAAGACTAACGGTTGATATTAGTCCAGTCCATGCGCGTGATGCCTTTGTGCTGTTTGGCACACCTGATGCGCCAGTGGTATTGGCTAGGCTTAATCAAGAAGCGGCAAAAACATCGGCACAGAAAGAAATAATCGAGCAAGACAAAGGCGGATTTTTAAGCCAATGGTTAGCTATGCGATGTGGTGAGCATGAGTTTTGGGAATTTATGGAATCGGCAATGAATATTGATATTACTAGCAAAGAAAATTGTGATTATGATGTTAAGCGTTATTTAAGAATCAGTAGCAAAAAGGAAATAGATAACGACAAAGATGCTGAAAAGCGTTTTCACGAAAGGATTAGATTACCTTATGCAAAGTGGTTGCAGGGCGTTAGATAGGATTGATGATGACTATTGGACTTGATTTAAAAGCAAGCGTAGGTGACGTAAACAGCAAAGCGCGTGGCAGTGGTGCGAGATATAACAATGGTAAGCCTGATTTATCACTAATCCCATTAGCCACATTATCAGATGAGGCTAGAGTTTGGATGTATGGGCGTGAAAAATACGCGGCATGGAATTGGACTAAAGGCATGGATTGGTCAATCCCTCTAGCTTGTGCGCTTCGTCATCTATCTAAATGGCAAGAGGGTGAGGAACTAGACGAGGAAAGCGGATTGCCACACTTAGCCCATGCTATGTGCAATTTACGGATGCTTACCTTGTTTTCACAAAACTATAAAGAAGGTGACGACAGACCAGTGAAGGAGTTAAAAAATGCAGAGTAAAAAAGGCTCATTTTACGAGGCCTGTTTTAATGTATTTATAGGTTTTTGGATCAACTTTTTCGCTAACTTGGTTATTTTGCCTATGGTTGGTTTCCATATCACGATAGGGCAAAACTTCTACATTGGCTTGCTATACACGCTGGTATCAGTGGCCAGAAGCTACACGATAAGACGCTGGTTCAATCGATATATTGTTAAAGCGGCTGAAAGGTTAGCACATGAGTAAAGTCGCAGAATTAGGTATTGAAATGGATGCAGATTACTTTGAAATAGCAACAAATAGAATAAATGGAAAAACAGAATAAATGGCTGAACAAGAAGACAACAGAAAGATTAAACGAATACCATCACTTAAAAACTATGGGGGCGTTCGTACTATCCAGAGAACACTAGAGCGTTCTGCAACACTAGAAGCTAACCGTGAGGCTGTGTCCTATGCGTTGTTAAGTATGGCTAATACAAAACTAACGGATATTATGAGCTGGGACGAAGATGGAAACATTAAAGTTAAGGCGTCTAAAGACATTCCTGAACACGCACTACAAGCAATTAAAAGTATTAAATCGACTACAAGGTACGACAAAGAAGGCAATCCAACAGCAACATTAGATATTGAATTGTTTGACAAGGTTGGCGTACTTCGCCTACTAGCTAAAGCGTCTGGATTGCTAGACCAGCAAGCAGAGTCAGACAAGCCTTCAGTAATCGGTGTAAACATAGTAGCTCCAGAACCTATAGACGTAGAGGCAATAGATGGCGAAGACTAAAGAACGCAGTAGTAAAGAAGTATCTTTTGATGGCATCACGCTAAACTTTAGCAAGTCGCCCATCGTATATAAGTTTGTGCAGAACAATGACTTTGTGCAAGGACTAATGGGCCCGGTAGGAAGTGGAAAATCGTATGCATGTTGTGCCAAAATATTTATTAAAGCATTAGAGCAAACTGCCTCACCTATTGACAACGTTAGATATTCTAGGTTTGCAGTAGTACGTAACAGTTACCCTATGCTTAAGACAACGACTATTAAGACATGGTTAGACCTTTTCCCAGAAGCTACGTTTGGGCCTATGTTATGGACTCCACCGATTACACATCATATACGCTTACCAGCTAAAGGTGATGCTGCTGGCATTGACTGCGAGGTTATCTTCCTTGCTCTTGACCAACCTAAAGACGTTCGTAAGTTGCTGTCATTAGAGCTAACAGGTGCATGGGTTAATGAGGCTCGTGAGCTACCAAAGGCTGTGATTGATGGACTCACCCACAGGGTTGGTCGTTATCCTAGTAAACGTGATGGCGGTGCTAAATGGCATGGCGTATTCATGGACACTAATCCAATGGATGATGACCACTGGTGGCATAGGGTGGCTGAAAAAGAGAAGGTTACTGGAAACTACGCATGGACATTCTTTAATCAGCCGGGTGGTGTAATCGAAGTGGATCCTAGTGAATTGCCTGACAACCCTGAAGCTAATGACCACATATTCGCCTCTGGTCGATGGTGGAAAGTTAATAGCAAAGCAGAAAACTTAGATAACTTACCTGCTGGCTACTACCAGCAGATGCTCGGTGGCAAGAACCTAGACTGGATTCGCTGTTACGCAGAAGGTAAATAC